CGCGGTCGGGACGCCGGTCGCGTCTTGGGCAGTTGGCAGGCGGACGAGTTCCGCAGCCATACCCACGGCATCGGACTGCAACGGCGAGCCGATACCGACAGGGGTCAGAATTCATCGCTTGTTTCCGTTGATACAGAAGGAACGACCGACGCCGCAGGCGGTGTGGAAACACGCCCGATGAACGTGGCTATGAAATACATCATCAAGATTTAATTTGAAAAGGTCGTCTGAAAAACCGAAACGTAGTTCAGACGACCTTATGGAAAAGGAAAAAGAAATGAGCCAAAACATCAAATGGACTAAACCCGTCTGTCAGCTTGATGCGGAAAATATTTATATTGGTCAAGTCAATGCCGAACTGGACATCTACGCCCGCGACGGTAGTTACCTTATTCCCGCCGGCTGTATTGACACATCGCCACCCAAAATTTCAGCCGGACACGCCGCCCGATGGAACGGCTCGGACTGGGAAATTATTGACGACCATCGCGGCAAAGCAGCGTACCGCAAAGCCGATGGCATTGCCGTCATTGTCGACAAAGTAGGCAGGCTTTCAGACGAATTGACGATGCTTGAACCAGCATCCGAATACTGCGAATGGGACGGTGAAAAATGGATAGAAAACCAAGATAAAAAAGCCGAAGCAGAAGAGGCTAAGCTCGCCGCCGCAAAATCCATTACCTTGTCTCGCCTTAATCAACACGCCCAATCCATAGTCAACGAAAAAAGCGGCATGAATGATCTACCCGCCTTTGAAGTGCAGAGCTGGGTAGACCAAGCTGCCGAAGCCCGTGAGTGGGAAAAAAATCCGTCTGCACCGACGCCAGTAATCGATCGCATCGCCGCCGCTCGTGGAATCGGTTCAGACGACCTAAAAGCTGCTGTTCTGCGTAAAGCAAAAGAGTATCAGGAATTGAGCGCAGAAGTTGCCGGACGCCGTCAGGCATTAGCTGAAAAAATCGCCGCCGCCGACACAATCGAAGAAATCGAAGCCATCAAAATCGAATTTGACTTTTAAGGCATAAAAATGAGCATCCAAACCAAAAATTTGACCCTGTACCGTGGTGATACCCGAGTTTTTCGCGTCGGTTTTGACGGAGGCGGACTCCCATTTGAGCCGCGTGAAGCTCAATGGGCAATGACGGTTCGTGGTCAGACGGGTGAAGAGTTGAGGCCGCAGGTTAGTGTCAGCGGGCGCGAAATCATTATTACATTTCCTGCCGCCCTGACTCAAAATGTCGCATGGGCAAACGGACAATACGATCTCCGTGCCATTTTTGGCGGTATCGTCTCAACCGTCCTAAAAGGCGACGTATATATCGCGCCGTCAATCTCAAACGTCAGCGGATTTATCGGTGAGGCTACTGAGCCGGTACGCGTCAGCATCATGGAGCAGGGTTTAGTGGTTATGGCATCACCCACTCCGTCAGTCGAGACACCAAAAATGCTGACAGCCGAAGAAATCAGAAAAATCGTCGAAACGGTTGTTAAAGAAAACATCGGTAGTGCAAAACAACCCACTCAACCTACACAACCCTCACCAACGCAACCGGCAAACAACGGCACGGGTAACAACGCAACGGCAACGCCCACTCCTGCCCCAACGCAACCGGCAACGGACAATAGTGGGGTTAGCGACGCGGCGCTAGCGGATATTTTAAAAGATTTGGGTGAAACAAATGGCTAAAGAATTAAACAACTTAGAAAAAGCGCTGTCGGCGATTGCCAAGAATACGAAGGCGGCGAAGGATACGGCGGCGGAAGCTAAAGAAATGGCTGCTCCCGCCAAAATCGCAACCGCTGTAAACGGTGCGCTTTCCGAGGTTGAGACTGCTGCCAAAGTGGCGGCGTTGCAAGCCAAGCACGAAACAGGTATGAAGCTGGCAATTGAGCGCGGCGTGTACTATCTCGAAGATGCGCTGACTGAAGAATTGCGCGTAAAAGTCTTGTCGGGATTCTTCAAAACGAACAAACAGACTCCTGCCGAAGCTGCTGTAATCAGCCGCGCCGTTACCGAATACATCGAACGTATCCCCAATGGTTCATATATTACCGCTCGTCAGGGTTCGGTTTTCAGCGTGGATAAAAACGTGGGGTATAAGCCTGATGTTTTTGGTGCGGACGGTCGAAAAGTCACGGTCGGTGGGATGACCCTGACTATTGACGGTGCGCAGCCGTGTATCTACATCCGCAATAAGTCTAATTGTTTCTTCGATTTCCGCGGTGTCATGTTTATTGCCGAATCCTTTGGTGTCAACGTGTTCGAAATGGACGGCGGCGAAGGTAACGTTATCATGCATGGCGGTGTTATCCGTACCCGCCGCTGGATGGAAAAAGGCTATGTCGGCGGGCGTCAAGGGTTGTTTGCGCCGATTGATGGCTGGACGCCCGAGAATCCGCATATCGGCTATGGATATGCGGATAAGGGGTTGTATGACTTAGGTTTTAATACCACTCGCCTTTTACATGACCTTGCCCGTTACCGTAACAATGCTGCTCAGGTGCAAGATGTCAAAAAACCTGATGATTTAACATGGGCAAAAATCAAAGAATACGAACGTCAACAGTCAAGAAAAGTTGATTTAGGCGTTGGCGGCTATTGGAACGCTGACGGCACGAAAAATGAGTTCCCGCAGGAAGACGGCACTGTTTCTGAGACGTGGGGTAAATGGAGCGGTGGTCAGCGCGGGTCTTCGGCAAATGGCTGGTTGATTTATGATGTTTACCACTTGGTCGTCTGGGATTTTGATGTTCGCGGGATGACCGGTAGTGCAATACAGTTTGGTCTTTATTCTACCCGAGATTGTCGTGACGTTAGCGGCGGTGATATTGATACCGCCATTCGCGAGAAAATGGTTTGCTACGACTGCAAGGTTTACGGCGGCTTCATGTCTGACAACTATATCGGCGGCATTGGCGTTGTCCGTGGTGTCGGCATTACTGTCGAGGGTATGAACTGTCTGCAAGGGCGTGTCGGACATCCGGATGCTTCGGTCGAGCATTCCCGCGACAACAGTCAAGTTACCGTTGACCCAGGCTATTGGTTGTGGACAAGCCGATACCTACCGCAAATTGGTATCCGCTTCATCAACAACCACTTCGGTTTCGCTGCGCGTAAAGTTGCTGATGCACATACTGGTAACAATATCCAAATCATCGGCAATAGCGGCTCATGCCTCTACTACGGTACAGGGGTCGTCATCGAGGAAACCTACGCGCAAGACACCACTAAGGGCGGCCGCGCAGACAATAGCAGCTTTAAATATCAGGAATCCAACATTGTCATCAAAGACAATGAATTTATCAGCGGTATGAATGGTATTTTCCTGATTAACGGTGCGACAGGGGTAAAAGCCCGAAAAGATAAGGATTTGTGGTGGTTGCGTGCCAATATCACTGTCCAAAACAATCGCATTTACGCGCCGCGAGGCGTGCCGTGTAATTTCGGTCACAATCGATTCACGATTTCGGACAATTCCTGTACTTTTGCCCTGCCTTTTGGTGAGGCGTTTGGCCTCCGCTATTTGAGCAATATTGCTATTAAAAATGGCGGAACCGGATACAGTGCGGATACCAAGATTGTGATTACAGGCGGCGGCGAAGGTGCGCGCGGCGCGGCGGCAACCTGTACGGTCGCAAATGGTGTGATTACGGGTATTCGCATTACCGCCAGCGGTACGAAATATTCCGATGCGAAAAGTCTGAGTATTGAGGCCGTCGATCCGGCTGGAAGCGGTAGCGGTGCAGTATTTGAAGGATTTGTGAATGACTCTACCTATGCCTACTTGATAGGTGCAGAAAGTAGATACGGCACAATTGATGGCAGCTATTTTGCGAACAACACTGCTCGAAATAGCCCCGACGGCAACTATGCCCGCCAGTTTTTAACGGGCAATCTGACTGGTTGTACCGTTCGGGACAACCGTTTGGATGTGACGCCTTATACCAAGGGGGATAAGCCTGCGAAGCCTTATATCTCGGATGCCGCCTATGTTCATCGTAGCGGTATCGCAAGTCAGGGATTCTATCAAACGGGTACGCATACCGATTGTTGTCACGACAACAATAAAACATGGGATCAGCGAACAGGGGCATTTTCCGATCATGTTTTCCGGAATACTACGACCGCCCAAGGCACTGCTGAGGGAAATGTCAGACCGACGAAAACTGAAGTTCAGGCGCTTATTGATGCCGCCGTTGCAGCGGCTGTTGCCAAGCTGAATAACGGCACGGCG